CCGACGGGGTGAAGATTGAATCGCCGCAGTACTACGTAGACAAGGAAACAAACCGGCTGATCATCGCCGAATACATCGATGAAAAAGGTGAGCGTCGGGTCATCAAGGATATCGAGGCGCATCCGCTGTTCCGTCCGCTCGGCGAAATGCTCAGCCGTGCCAATCTGTCGCTGTCAGATATGGGGATGACGCAGAAGATTCTTGAGGCAGAAGAGGATGAGATGGGTAAGTTGACCCATGATCAGGTTGCCCAGGAAGGCGTTGACGAATTCCGCCAGCGCACGATGTCACTGCTCTCAGGTATGGCCGACAAGATACAGCGGGCGAACAAGCAGACTAATGATGACCCGATCCTGATCGAATATCAGCAGGAAGGTGGCGGGGCGTGAAAGATATTCCTGAAACCATTCAGTTCTGCTTTGCTTGCCTTATTCCGATCAGCTTATTCGGCATGGCGGCATGGTTGATATACGCGAACAAAGATGGGTGGGGGTGGTTCTTATTTGCGGTAGTACTTGTTGCTGGTTCATTACACATTAAGGTTGGATCGTGAGTCGCGTCAGCACCAGCGATCGCATACGCCTCTCGAATCGTGCTGAGGTGGAGATCATGAGGTACAAGGAAGATCATGCGCTGTGGCATAAGCATGTTCATAACGTCGAGCTGGATACTGTACAGGTTTTGAAGTGTATCGAGATGGACGATCACCCGAATACCATCGATGTTTCCTGCCGGCGGACGGGAAAAACCGCTGTGAAGGAGCTGCATGCGCTCAAGCACAACGCTACTACCCCGGCACAGGAGCTGGGAATTGTGGCACCCAGGCTGCAGCAGTCTCAGAACAATCTGAACTATCACCTGGAAGCAATCCGGCGCTCTCCGATACTGAAGTCATACATCGAATACAAGAGCGGTCGCGAACAGCTGTCCGATACAAAATATCAGTTTACCAACCTGTCAAAAGCCAGCGCATACGGAATCATGAGCCAGATCGATGGTGACGCGATCAGCTACGCATCGATCGAAGAAGTAGATGACATGCCGGCTGATCGTCTGATGTCGCGATTCCTGCCGATGCTGGGATCCGCCCGAAGGATGGGCGCCGAAAAGGGAATCTCATTCAAGCCGCAGATCCGTGTGACGGGCGTATTCAAGGGCGCGGATGTGATCCAGCAGCTGCTCGACTCTAAGCAATACCACCTGCTGCCGATCGTGAACGTGTACCTGGGCATGGAGATGGGCATTCTCAACCAGGCTTTCATGCTGGAAATGCGGGCCCAACTGCCCGAGGGTGAATTTATCCGGCAGTTCCTGTGCAAGAACGTCAGCGCACAGAACCATATATGGGAAAAGTACATCCGCAAGGCGATGTCCGTCGGCCTGCAGGCAAAGCTGGAGATCACCGAACCGATGCCCGGCATGCGCTACAAGAAACGCGGTCTGATCTCGTTCGGATACGATCATTCCGGGCACGGCGAATCATTGCAGGCGTCCAAGTCTGCGCTGGTGGTATGCGAGCAGGTTGGCAACTACGTCACCTTCCCGTTCGTTAAGACATGGCCTGCAGGTACCGATGACGGCGTGGTGCAGCGCGACCTGCGCGGATTCTGGGAATATTTTAGGCCGGATTATGCGATGGGCGATGCGTATGGCGTCGGCATGCTGACCAGTCTGAACGATGAACTGTATAACCATGGGCTGACCGAGATCGACCGGCGCACCATCGGAAACGGTGACAGTACGGCAACTACCTGGACGCAGTGGCCGTTTGCGCCAATCCGCTTCGAGGGAATGACCAAGCACAGCATGGCCACCGCGTTGCGCGCCGCGTTTCACAACGGCCAGGCGGCAATCCCGTATTTTGATGATAGCCGCGATATCAGTGAAGCCAAAGAAGCGGCCAACGTGATCTGGCTCCCCCCTGGTGTAGAGTCAAATGAATTATCCGGCCCCCCTGACTGGATATTATTCGTGCGCCAGCTGGGAAACATCAAGACGCTGCCGACCAAGGCCAGCTATTCCAGCTACAAGATGGTGAACGCGAAGGTCGGTGATGACTTGTTCGACGCCGCCTGTGCCGGCATATGGGCGCTGGTGACACGCGGGGCTGCGGATGTGCCGACAGTGATCAGCGGACGCGTGCAGACGCGTGAGCAGATGCTGGGTAATCACGTTGCCGGCGCCGGCAAAGTGATCGGAAGGTCAGCATGAGTTACGGACAGGATCGCGGAAGAGCATTGGCCAAGCCTGATCCGGTACCGCGTCCACTGCGCGCATTGAGTGCAAAGGAACAAGCGAAGGTTGCAGAGAATCGCGCGGAGATTCATGAGCACATGCCGGAGATGCTGCCGATCATCAAGGAACTGCATGCGGCCGGACTGATCGACGGATGGCGCAGCGTGGTAAAAGTGGAATTACTCAAGGAAGGAAAAGAACATGGGACTGCTTGATGGATTGATGGTAAGAGCGAAGAGCGCAGCGGCTAGGTTTTCCGGTACGAATCCGATACAACTGCTGCCTAATGAGAATGCTGCACGGAATGCGGAAACAAGCGAACAGGGGTATCGCCCGACACCGGAAAACCAACTCAAATATGCCTATCGTCAGTTATGGGTGGATCCTGATCTGCGTCAGTCTATCCTCGATCTCCGCGATATGGATAAGCTGGACGGAAGGGTGAAGCGTATCCATGGAAAGATGGCCGGGCATATTGTGAAAGGCGGCCTGATCATGCTGCAGGGCATTCCAAGTCAAGTTCTGGCTCGGGAGTGGAATGCATTCCAGAGGCGCGTGCAGTTGCATCGTATAGAAAAGCTGAAGTCCGACGCGCGCGGGCTGGTAATGGAGGGAAATCTTCCAATGCAATGGGTGATCGACCGGGAATTTAACGTGGATTCCGGATTACGCATGCCCTCCGAGACGATCCTGCCTAATGTCGGTATGGATGGCCGGTTTAAGGATGTGGGTAAAGCGTTTTCTCAGATCGATATCATGACTGGTACAGAATTTGCCAGTTTCCCTCTCTGGCAGTTATGCATGGCGCGGCTAGATCCGGATAACTTCGACGATATGGGGTCATTGGGTCGCCCGTTTTTAGATGCAAACCGAACAACATGGCGCAAGCTGACGATGACGGAAGAAGACCTGGTAATCCGTCGCAGGATGCGAGCACCGCTGCGTATGGCTCATGTATTGAAGGGAGCGAGCGATTCTGATGTCGAAAAATATCGTGCCCAGGTGGAAAAAGACCAGTCTGATGGCATGACCACCGATTACTACATGAACAGGGAAGGTGGTGTATCGCCTATAAACGGAGACAGCAATCTGGACCAGATGGGCGACATCGTGCATTTAATGGAAACATTCTATGCAGGCGGCCCTGCTCCAAAAGGGTTGATGGGTTATACCGACGGGATGGCACGCGATATTCTTGAAGATTTGAAGCGTGATTATTATGATGAAATCGACGTGGCGCAGGATTCAATCTCATATGTATATGAGGAAGGTTTTCGCCTACATCTGATGCTTAAAAATATAAACCCGGACAATGAGGATTTCAAAATTACGTTTGCCGAGCGGCGCACTGAGACGATGACGCAGAGCGTAGATATCGGACTGAAGATGAAGGCGCTAGGGTATCCGATGAGCATGATTTTCGAGCGTATGGGGGACGATCCCGCTTATGTCGAAGAGCGGCGCACATCGGATGCAAACAACTATGAACCCTATCCTGATAAGAATGCAACAGACAACCCACCTGGCGTACTTCCTGTGACGGTACAACGGAGGTCGGCAAAGATAAGTATTACACCAGGGAATGGCCGCAAGGGAGAGTCCGGAACCAACATCAGTAACGGTTAAGCGATGAGCGATAAGACTACACAGCAAGCAACCATAAAGCGTGCCACGCTTACCGCGCAGCGCCAGGTATTCAAACTGGATGCGGATACGCTGGAAGAATTGGCAAGCCTGTATCAGCAAGCGGCTGACGATCTTTCTTCCAGAATCGATAGTTATAGCGGGCCTGACGGGAATATCTCGTTGCAGGAAATGCAAAGTGTGCTGGAGCAGGTTTATATACGTCTGAAAGCGCTGTCAAACGAGCGAAATGCACTGATTAACAAAAGCCTGTCAACCTCTGCGGATCTCGGTACTAAACCCTTTTCGTTGTCGTCAGCTGCGGCGATGCAGATCAATCACGATGCGTTGCATTTTGTGCGAACTTTTGTGGCAGAGGATGGATTGCAGTTATCTGATCGAATCTGGCGGCTGGATCGACTGGCGCGAGATAAGGTAAGCAACGCCATCGAAATGGCTGTAATACAGGGACAGGGGGCGACTCAGGCCGCACGTGAGTTTTTGTCACGAGGTCAGCCGGTACCTGTCGATCTGCAGGATAAGATCAATTCTGCCAGCGCTAGAAAAATCGCCAAAGAAACCACGGATGCGTTGCTTACAGGGCAAGGTTCCCCAATGGATAATGCGATGCGGGTAATGCGTACCGAAATCAACCGTGCTCATGGCGAGGCCTATATCAAGGGCGCTCTGTCACACCCTGATTCGGCAGGCGTAAGGTTCCTGCTATCTCCAGGACACCCAAAGCACGACATTTGCGACCTGTATGCCACACAAAATCTATATGGATTGGGATCCGGGGTATATCCGAACCGTGGCGCTTGCCCGTGGCCGGCGCATCCGAACACGCTATCGTTCGTTGAGGTGGTATTCAAGGATGAGGTGACAGCTGCCGATCAAGCAGGAAAGGAAACACCCCTGCAGGCGCTGGACAGAATGACTCCTGCGCAACGCATCGGCGTGCTGGGCGTGAATAAACATCAGGCGTTCAAGGATGGCAAGCTGACGCAGGGGATGATCAAGGCGCCATGGTCTGTAGTGCAAAAGAGAATCGGTATAAATAAACCTGTCCCGTTGCCAGTCAAGAAACAAGCCATATCAGGACTTGATGAATATATTTCAGCCGGACGCGGGATATCGACGGATTTGTTTAATCGATTTGCGGATGATGATATTCGCCATAATGGCGCGCTGTTATTGGAGAAGCTGCACGATCAGCTGCGCGCAGCAAGGCCGATGATGTCGGCTGCAAAAATTCAAAACGGTGGAAAAGGAGCGGATCTGGTCAAGGCTGCATCGATGATGTTTCCAGATGACTGGACTCGTGCCGCTGATCGTCACGGACCTTTGTTTGCCAAGCTATCCGCTGCACGCGGAGAATATATGGATTTATCACACTACCCCCCAGGTCGAAATTTCAGGCAATACGGATTCTCAGGGGTAACAAGGGGCGGGGAAGGTTTCATCCGAACGGACAGATTCTCAACTGCCGTACACGAGTACTCCCACCGGCTGCAGCATGCCATCCCTGCATTGGATGATATTTTTCAGACCTTGCACCAGCGCAGAACGGCGAAAGACCCGCTTGAGCGATTGCGTGACTTGTACCCGAGAATAAATTATCGTCTTGACGAGGTAGTGCGCAAGGACCATTATCGAAACTACTATCAGGGAAAGATTTATTCAAAAGCGCGCTACCTTGGGAAACAGGGCGCACTTGAGGTAATGACGATGGCATTCGAGGATGTACTTGGCGGAAATGCAAAAAACCTTGAAGTGCTGATTGAGGCTGATCGAGAGATGTTTGATTTAGTCGTGGGATTATTATTCAACTATGTTCCATAAATACACACTGAAACCTGCCGTATGGCATCAGCAACCGCTTGTATTCGAGTGGGATGCAGCTACGGGTGAGATACGCGGACCGGATGCCGACAAGGTACTCGGAATGATCGCATCTGCCATCAAAGAAGGCAGTATGACTGGGCACCCCTACCCGACCAGCTATGAAATAACCGATCCGCTGCATCGTCCTGCCGAAATGGCTGTGCTGCTCGGACAGTACTGGATATTGCCTGATGATCTGGCCAGCGCTTACCCTAACCCTGGGACAGATGACGAACGGTCATTCATCGCCGATGAGAATGGCGTAGAGCACGATATCTCTGATATGGCTCTGAGCTAGGTTTCAAACTATCCAAACAAACCCGCCACGGCGGGTTTTTTGTTGTCCACAGAAACTGTGGATAACCCTGTCGACAGAAATCAATTTTTCCAGATAGATCAACCGTTAAACCCATCACTGTTAAATTTTCAGCAACTGCCATTTTTGTCCCTGTTTCTGGCTTGCCATATCCGCGAAGATACGCTCCAACCCGAAAAGGTTAAGCCACCCGCAGCGGGTCACAGCTCGCTCGCTCCTCTCGCTGCGGAGGCTTTCTAAACAGGAACGAAGATGAATTCAAGTCGCCATATTCTGCTATCTGAAAACCCCGCCGGGACAGTGCGATTCCTGTCCGGCATCCATGTGACCCTGGATGAAGGAAAAACTCAGAGCTGGGTGACGGTGACGCGTACCGGAACGTTCAACGACCCGCGCTACGGAAAATTCGAGATCAGCCGCCACATGCTGTCAGCGATGGTCGAAAACTTCGATAAAAAAGTTTACGGGCAGGATGTATTTTTTGACGTTGCTCATGAACCGTCCAACGGTGCGGCAGGAAAGGTGTTGACCTTGAAGGTGGAAGGAGACCGGCTGCGCGCGCTGGTGGACTGGACCCCTTACGGCATCGATGCCATCAAGAACCGGGGCTACGCCTACAGCTCCATCGAATATCACGAGAAATTCCAGGACAACGAAACCGGAACGCAGTACGGCCCGGTAATGATGGGCGCGGCCCTTGTGGTGCG